ATTTGAAGATGAGAAAAGTGCTTGAATAGCACTTTTCTCATCTTCAAATTTTCCTATAACATTTCTATTCTTATTAATTGTTATACAAGCAATCCATTTTTTTAATCTCTTATCAAAATAAACTCCTCTTTGGTGAGTTTCATGGTTTTCATAAAATTCTTTTATTTTTATATATTTTCTTTCCAAATAAATTTCTTTGCTCCCATATAAATAAAATAAAATTCTTTTTATATTTGCTTTATTATATAAAAAAAAGTTATAGGCATTTCCCTTTTTATATATTTTTGTATATTTATTTACTAAACCTTTATCTTTAAAAATATTTAATATCCCAATTAAAAAGCTATGTGTTCCCACAAATGATAAAGAAGCTGTATTAGTATCTTCTCTTGGACTAAAACAACCATCTCCATCAAAATAACCTAATATAAAGTAATTTATTAAATTATCTGGGACTTTATTTTTAGGAAATTCTAATGTTAATGATTTTCTTGGGATACAACCCAATTCAATTAAGCAATCACATAAATAAGTGGAACATATAGAAATCCTACAGGCTTCATATTCTTTATTATCTAATTTAACCTTTTTTATTTTTATTGGGAAATCACTCTCTAAATCATCTAAAAATTTTTGCAAATGATTTTTGTCGTTTTTTGATAAAGTTATTTCTAAGATTTTAGATTTTCTTTGCTCTAAGATACACCCATCAGCATATAAAAATCCTAACCAATATGCCTTCCGAGGATTATCTATTTTTTCAAAAAATTTTTTATTGTATTTATACATAATATTTACCTCCTTAATAGAGAGATAATAATGAATTATTTAAGGTCGTTTACCGAGACCTCTACAGCAAATCAACATTACATTAGGATAACGAGCCATAGCCCTCATAATTAAACGTTGAAATGGGAATAAATTAATTCCTAATATATCAACTGCAAACTTGTCTATATAATATCTATAATAAGACAAGAATTTAACCCATTCATCATAATCAATATTTTCTTGATTAATTGGGTCATAACTTAAAGAACTATCAGTATTATTTGTTAACCAATTCAATTGAGCCCATTTTTTTTGACTGAAATTTTTATATGATGTCATTCTAAACTCCTCTCAATGTTAGAGAATTGTTTTAGTAACTTATCATACATATCTTCATCAGTTGGTATATAGTCAGGAATCCAATTATGTTTTTCAACAGCATCAAATACACGACCAAAACAGCCAAGTGATACATCATTAGCACCACGTTGACTTTCAGCAAATTGTGCTGATTTTGATAACACGTCAAAATTAGCAGAAGCTGTCTTATAATTACCTACCGCATCTTTATCTCCAGGATTTTCCCGCATTTTATTGTATGCATCAGTCATGGCCAAAGAGGCCTGTGCTATTTTTCTAGCATAATCTCTATGGTTTCTAGTAATAATCTTAAAGTCATTATTTAAGTCATTATAATATTGATTTAGATATTTTAATTCTTTTTTTGTATATTTACCTTGCCAAGTTTCATCCCAAGTTGGAATGTCATCTAACGCTATCTGTACATCTTCATTAACTTCTTGGTCTTCTGATAATTCAAATATACTATCTTTAAAGCCTAAGTTTTTATATTTAGTTCGTTGTGTAAAATTTATTATTTTTAAATAATCACCAATATAATTAGAAGCACTAGAGTTACAAACTTTATTCCAAACATCCATTATAAATGGTGTATCTAAAACTTTTAAAACACTATACACAGTTTCTAAGTTATTAATATCTATCATTTTATTTACACAATCTTTGCAATAAGGATGATGTTCCATCATAGTGTTACGTGATTTATAAAAATCATCTTTACTTAAATGTCTACCCATCTTATCACAGTCTTTATTTTGACAGATGACTTTACCACCATCTGTTTTCTTTATGAGCTTCTTATATTTAGTCGCCACTATGTATCACCTTTCTTTCATATATTAAAAAAACTAAGTATTAACTTAGTTCAATTACATTATAAGATTTAACTCCTTTATCATCACAAACACATACCATTTGAGATGCTTTACCTGTTAACCTCTTTTCAATAGTGTAGTCATCACCACTTCCAGCTAAACTACCACCTCTAATAATTTTAACACCACTTTCATCTAACATAGCACAAGTATGTAAATGTCCAAAAGTAATTGCATATGGGAAGTATCCTAACATCATCGACAAACTAGCAACACCTGATTTAGAAAAACTATCATAATCACCATGAACATTAATATACTTTTTACCACGTATTGTCATTTCTGCGAAAGTAGTATCTGGATTGTTCATAATTATTTCAATATTTTTATTTCCATTTAGTGCAGCATTCATATACCAAACCACTAAGTCATCAAGACGTTCATCTTTTAAAGCATCTTCTTTTCTATCCATACGAGAGTGATTACCACTTACACTTGTTACTACTACCTTATTAAAGTGTTTGCTTAAACTATAAACAAAACCAGTTAACATCTCGCTTACCTTCTTTATTTGTTGAATAACGTTTTCCTGATTAGTAATAGCTATAGATTTATGTATAGAGTTGCTAATTAAATCTCCTTGAAGAGAAACATAACAATTTTCTGAACCATTTAACTCTTGTATTCTTAAAATTTCTCCAAAATATTTATCCAAACGTTCTTTAGCTATAGTAGTATTATAAGAACCATTAAAGCTATTAAATGTTTGACCAATATGTAAATCACTTAGAATTACAAGTAAATCATTATCTGACTTAATATTAATATTAGTACTACATGGATAATTCACTACACCAAAATCTTTTATAGCATCCTCAAGACTATCTAACCTACTTTCTAATCTAGCATCATTACGAAGCATACGATTATAAGCACTTCTTTCATCTAACAATCTATAACGTTCTTTAATAAATTCTTGTTTTTTTTGTTCTATTCTATTTATTTGTTCATCATTAAAATATTTATCTTTAATAGAGTCAAACATCATCATAAAACTTTGATACATTTTACGATACCAAGACTCATTATAGTCATGGTTTAACTCTTCATTTAAAAGGTTACATACATCCTGCCAAGTACCGATTAATTCTTTATTATCACAAACTCGCCATATGTATGCATTCTCATCTTCATTTTCAATTCTTTTAAATGCGTCCATATAATCTCTCCTTTTTTACTACAATTTTCATTTTCTCTTTCATTAATAATATTTTTGAATAGAACATTTGTTTGCCCAGTATTTATAAGGGTTTAAGAGGTTTGGGTTTTCAAACCTTTCTTATTTTCCTTTGTTTTTCTTAAATTTTCTTTATATGCACAACTTGTACAATACTTTTTAGGGGAGCGTGTTCTCTTAATAACAACACCACAAACAGCACATCTTTTATATTCGTTTGGCTTTTCAAACAACATTAATTCACCAATTATATTGTCATAATTATTAATTTCAATTACAACATCTCCACTATCTTTGACAAATGGCATATATATATAATTATGCGATTTAAAATTATCTATCTTATATAAACCTTTGTTAAATAACAGATTGCATAATCTATATCTATCAGCAACTCTTAGCTTAGATAATTTAGCAGTTTTCCAAATATCACTATTGTTTTCTATAACCATCATAATATTATTTTTTTTACTAAAAAACTGTAAATGACCTACTTGACAAGCCCATTTATAATATACTAAATACACAAATAGCAAATATCTAGCATAATCTTCTTCAACAGATTGAATAACATCCATTTCTTCTTGATAAATTTTTACGCTAATATTAGATATAAAGGCATATTCATTAGCTTTATTTATAATTTTAGAAAAAATAACATCTTTATCCTTATCTGTTAAGTACTCACCACCAGACATTGGTATTTCTAATAATATAGATTTTATATAATCAGGAGTGTAACCTTGAGATGTTAAGTATCTAACTAAAATACAACGTTCTCTACCTTGAGTTTTTATTGTGTTATATTTTTTGCTGTTAATAATTTCCTCTGCATATTTCTTTTCATCAAATACTAACATCTCTTGACCCCCTCTAATTTATAATAATGTCCAAGATATTCAAATCCCTCTTTATCCTCTACTACCACTTGAGTTTTTCCATAAGGAATAATATCTATAATATCATCACCAATAATATCCCACACACAATCATAAGACCAACCATTATTTTCACACATCACTATTAAATGATTAAATAGTTCTCTTGATGAAGTGAATAGTTCTTGCATTTCATCTTTATATTCGTCTCTATTAGCATATAAGACATTTCTAAGAATTTCATTCATATCATCATCTTGAATACCCTCATTTGTAACAAGTGTCTCTATACCTTTATACTTCTTTTGAGCCTTATAATGTTTATAGATTTCTATTAATTTATTTATTTTATCCTTATCAATATTTTCTCTATCAGCAAACTCTGGTAATAAACTTACATAATTTGGTCTATATTTTATATCAAATTCTATGTTCTCTATTTCTTTACAAAGCATATTCATAATACAATCTGTTTCTAATACTGGAGAATATTTACGATATTTACGTATTAGATTCATTTCTCCTTCTGTATGTTCTTTTTTTCTTAATAAAGCTTTAATAGGAACTCCAAAATGAGTTAAACTAATACTATTAAAATTCTTTTCATATGTTTTATAATCATTCATTAAAGTATTATATAAATAAATAAAAAAATAAGGTTTCTTTTTTACTACCATAGAATTATATTTATATTTTTCAGCCTTTGTAATATCATCATCGTTTTTATTAATATGAACCCAATGTCTCCAAGATTTTGGAAAATTAGGAGGTGTAGTACCTTTAATTTTATCTATCTCAGCACCCTGTAATTCACGTAATAATTTTAAACGTGTCTCTATCTCTTTTCTTTGTTCTATTTGTTTTTCCCCTCTAAATAAAGGCAACATAGCTAACATGCTTGTAGAATAATTAGTAATCTGACCAACCTTAGTATCTAAACCTTTAATGTCACACCTAATTTGATTTGGTAAAGTAATTTTTTGAGTTGGCACAACTTCTTTATCATACATAATAGGTAATTCTTCTCTTCTAGCCCCTTTTAAAAAATATGGATTATTAGTAGACATACATATATCTCCATCAAAGTCTGAATCAGCATGTTTTACTACACTAATATCATAAATGTTATAAATAATACCACTATATATATGTTTATACCATTTACGCATTTCTTCTGTGTTAGCTAATTTTTGAATATTAACTTCAGAATAATGTGTTAGTGGACTTCTTAACAAACTAATTTCTCCACTTACACCTCTTTCATTCCAAAAATTACTATATACATAATTAGCAGGAAGTAAGCCATCAGGAGATAAGCCTAATGCACTTCTACATTGAGCAACTGGGTCACTAATCATAAATTGATAATTGCCTTTAACCCATATACGACCAATTTTAGCCTGACGAATACTTTCCTTGATAGAATTATAAATCTTACGTTGAATAAAACCATCTTGTAGCATATCTAGGTTTTTAACAATTGCCTTAGTAAATGAACTACCACAAGAATTAATAATACTATCAACATTTAAAGTTGGATTTTTAATTCCAACATTATATGTTAAAGCATAATTTAAATTGCCACTACAAATATTAGTAATCCAATTAATAGTATAAGATACTAGCCCAGCAATATCTTCTCTAGACAAATCTAGTACTTGTATGTATTGATAATTAGTTAAAACATATTCATCATCAAATTCTTTATTATATCTAGCAACACCCCATTTTAAATTATAGGCTTTATGATAACTTAAATACCCTTCCCAAGAAGAATAATATTTAGCCATTTTAAATTGACTTTCAGATAATAATATATCTATATCATCAATATTATATTCAGTATCATATCTATCTTTAATTGTTAATATCCCATGTTCTTTAGCATAAGCCTTAAAATCAAATGGAACTAAATTACCTTTTATAAATGCTGTCCTAACAACAAAGGAACAAGGT